CGCCAATGTTCAGTTGGATGGCGGATTATTTTTGCAAACACTTGATACATGGAGTGATTTTATCAATAGCAAAGAAGTATATCTGAAAAATAATGCTGGAGAGCTATATTTTGAAGTTTCTGATATTGATGAGTTTTACAAAAAACTGCAAGCAGCCAATATTGAATATGTTCATGAGTTAATGGAGCATAATTGGGGGCAAAGAGTTGTTCGCTTTTATGATCCGAACCACCATATTATTGAGGTCGCCGAGGATATTTCAATGGTTGTAAAGCGGTTCTTTCATAGTGGAATGACGGTGGAACAGGTTGCAGACAGAATGGATGTTCCCGTGGATTATGTCAAGGAGTGTTTGAAATGATAATTTTAAATTTACTGGGGAAGGTGGCCAAAGGAAAATGATTTGCAGAATAAGAAAATGGGCGCTGTCTGACGCAAAAGAATTAGCAGCGGCTCTTTCCAACAAAAAAGTACAGGATAATCTCCGGGATGGATTGCCATACCCTTACACCGAGCAGGATGGAACAGACTATATCTCTGCGATGCTTTCCGCAGATGAAAATGAAACGTTTGCTTTTGCTATTACCGTAGATGAAAAGGTGGTTGGCAGTATCGGGATTTTTCGACAGGGGAACATACACAGACAGACTGCCGAGCTGGGATATTACATCGCAGAAGAATATTGGGGCAAAGGAATTATGACAGAAGCCGTAAAACAGATATGCGGGTACGTTTTTGACAAGAGCGATATAATCCGTATCTATGCAGAGCCGTTCGCATACAATGCCGCATCCTGCCATGTGCTTGAAAAAGCAGGGTTTCAATACGAAGGCACATTAAGAAGTAACGCTGTAAAGAACGGCGAAATAATCGACATGAAGATGTATTCACTGCTGAAAACAGAAATATAGTTTCCGGTTTTGCAATGAGCAGAATTATAAATTAAATAGTATTGATACATAGGCATCTGTCCAAAGACGGCAGGTGCCTTTTCCATATATTTGAGCCTTAACCGGCTCTTTTTTTCTGTCCAAAAACAGGAAGGAGGCATCGCATGGCAAACCGCATACAGGGTATCACGGTGGAAATCGGCGGCGATACCACCAGACTGACCACAGCGCTGAAGGGCGTCAATTCAGAAATCCGCAACACCCAGTCCCAGCTTAAGGATGTGGAGAAACTCCTGAAGCTGGACCCACATAATTCGGAGCTTCTGGCGCAGAAGCAGAGACTTTTGACAGATGCCATTGGGGAAACGAAGGAGAAGCTGGAGGCACTCAAATCCGCCCAGCAACAGGTACAGCAGCAGTTTGAGCGCGGCGATATTACCAAAGACCAGTACGATGCCCTGCAGCGGGAGATTATTGAGACGGAGCAGAATTTAAAAGACCTGGAAAAACAGGCGGAGGATACCAACACCTCCCTGTCAGGCTTTTCGCAGGCGGCGGAGAAGGTTGGGAAGTTTGGGGATGCCGCCACATCAGCAGGTAAGAAACTGCTCCCGGTGACTGCCGGGATTACGGCGGCGGGCGGGGCATACGCTAAGATGGCTATGGATTTTGAGGATGCCATGGCAAAGGTGAATACCATTGCGGATACCACGGAAGTGCCGCTGTCTGAACTGGAAAAGGCCATTCTGGATTTGTCAAACCAGACGGGCATCAGTTCTTCGGAGATTGCGGGGAATGTGTATGACGCCATCTCCGCCGGGCAGAAGACAGGGGATGCCGTGAATTTTGTGTCCAATTCCACGAAGCTGGCAAGGGCCGGGTTTGCAGATGCGGGAAGCGCGCTGGATGTGCTGACTACGATTATGAATGCCTATGGCCTGGAAGCGTCTGAGGTAGGCCGGGTGTCTGACGTGCTGATCCAGACACAGAACCTGGGCAAAACCACGGTGGGGGAGTTGTCATCCTCGATGGGTAAGGTTATCCCCACAGCAAAAGCAAACGGTGTGGCATTGGAACAGGTGGCGGCGGGATATGCCCTGATGACTGCCAACGGTGTGGCAACTGCGGAATCCACCACCTATATGAATTCCATGTTCAATGAGCTTGGAAAATCCGGCACGAAGGTGTCGGACACTTTGAAGGAAAAGACGGGGAAATCCTTCCTGGAACTGATGCAGGACGGGGCCAGCCTTTCCGATGTGCTGCAGGTTATTTCCGACAGCGCGGCGGAGCAGGGGCTGGCCTTTGGTGATTTATGGGGGAGTGCGGAGGCCGGGAAGGCTGGACTGATTCTTCTGGGGGACAGTGCGGAAACTTTCAATGGGACTCTGGAGCAGATGCAGAATTCCACAGGGGCAACGGAGACAGCTTTTGGGAAGCTGAACACCAACTCCTATACGATACAGAAGGCGTTTAACCAGTTGAAAAATACGGCCATTGAATTTGGCTCCGCAATCATGAGCGTGCTGGCTCCGATTCTGGTTGCGCTGGCGGATAAGATACAGGCGTTTACTTCCTGGTTTTCCGGGCTGTCGGAGGGGACGAAGAAGATGATTGTCATCATCGCCATGGTGGTGGCTGCCGTGGGACCAGTATTAATCATCATTGGGAAGATTGCAACGGGGATTAGTGCAGTGATGAGCCTGGTGGGTGTGATTGCCCCGGCTATTTCTGCATTGATTCCGGTCATTGCCAGTGTGGGAGCGCCGATACTTGCGATTATTGCCGTAATTGTGGCGGTGATTGCCATTGGAAAGCTGCTGGTTGCCCACTGGGATGAAATAAAGGCGGCCTGTATGAATATCTGGAGTGCCGTGAAGGAATTCTTTGACGGGCTGTGGGAAGGAATCAAGCAGACGGCCAGTGCTGCGTGGACGGCTATTTCACAGTTTTTTTCCACGCTTTGGACGGGGATATCCACGGCGGCACAGACCATTTGGAACGGGATTGCCACATTTTTCTCCACGTTATGGGATGGCATTAAAACTTTGTTTCAGACTGTGCTGACGGCGATTTCCACAATCGTCACCACATATTTTAACATTTACAAAACGATTATTTCCACGGTGCTGACTGTTATACAGACGATTTTCACCACAGTCTGGAATGCCATTAAAACGGTGGTGACTACAGTTGTTGCGGCGGTACAGGCTTTCCTGACTACAGCATGGAATACCATCCAGACGGTGATTTCTACGGTGCTGAATACCATCCAAAGCATCGTTACTTCTGTGTGGAATGGAATCCGGGATGTGGTAACTACGGTGATGAATACAGTGGGCAGTATTATATCTACTGTGTGGAATTCGGCAAAAAATACGGTGACGACTGTGCTGAATGCTATTAAGACAGCAGTCACGAACATTTTTAATAATATTGTCAGTGGAATCAGCAATGCCATGAGTAATGTTTACATTGCGGTGAAGAATGGGTTTGAGCAGGCGGTGGGTTATATTAAAGGGCTGGCTTCCAGTGCGTGGAACTGGGGTGTGGATATCGTGAACGGGATTGCCAACGGAATCCGGAATGCTGTGGGGAATGTGGTGGATGCGGTCAGGAGCATTGCGGATAAGATTGCGGCGTTCCTCCATTTCTCCGTGCCAGATGAAGGGCCGCTTACAGAGTATGAATCCTGGATGCCAGATTTTATGTCCGGGCTTGCCAGGGGGATTGAGGGCAGCCGGGGGATAATTGAGAAGGCGGTCCAGGGCGTGGCTTCGGAAATGGTGGTCAGCCCGCAAATCGGGATGGCCTCTGGCATGGCGGAGCAACAGACGGCTTCTGCCAATAACGTCACACAGTTATTGAACGGAATCAGGGAGGCAGTGAGCGGGTTTGGGATGGCGAATACGGGAACGATCTGCATCCCGGTGTACCTTGGCGGTACGTTACTGGATGAGGTGGTGGTGAATGCACAGAACAGGCAGAACCTGAGGTCAGGAGGTAGATAAGCATGGCGTTTATACAATATCTGACGTTTGACGGGGTACCGCTTCCAATGCCGGACTCCTACGAGGTGGAGATGGCGGATGTGGAGGCGGATTCCAGTGGGGAGACGGAGGCTGGGACTACACAGCGGGATGTGGTCAGGAGCGGCGTGGTGACAATTCCGGTTTCCTTTTCGCTAAGCCCGAAATGGGTGAAGGTCATGGCGGGGTTCCGCAGGAAGCCGAAGATTGCTGTGGAGTTTTTTGATACGGAGACACTGGAAGTGAAGCGGACGGAGATGTTTATGGAAGGCTATAAGGCTGGGCTGGTAAAAGACACTTCCTATAAAGGGCTGTGGAAAGTGTCGTTTAATTTGAAAGAATTTTAAGGAAAGGGGTGGGTTCATGTATCCAGTCAGTGAAGAATTTTTATCTGCAGTGCAGGAAAACACCCGCAATTTTTACTGGACAGGGAGAATTACCACGAAAGCCGGGGTGGTCCATGAGTTTGGGAATGGAGATATCGTGAAAGGCTCCGGCTACATCACAGGCCAGTGCTGCGGTAGCACAGAGATTGAGATTGGCACGGTGTATGCGGCGGAGATGGGGATTACCCTGTTTTCGGAGATTGACCGTTATACACTGGAGGATGCGAAGGTGGAGCTGTTTTACCATCTGCGGCTTGGGAACGGGAGCTTTGAGGAAGTCCCTATGGGGATTTTTGAGGTGAGCGAGGCGAACCGGACGCTGCACTGTCTGGAGATTAAGGCTTATGATTATATGCTCCGGTTTGAGAGAAGCTTCAATGGTTTTGAGACTGTGGGGAATGCTTATGCTTTCCTGGCTTTGTGCTGTAAAGCCTGTAACGTGGAGCTTGCCCATACCCAGGCGGAGATTGAGACGATGCCAAACGGTGAGGAACTGCTGTCAGTGTATACGGAGAATGATATTGAGACGTACCGTGACGTGCTGTATTATGTGGGGCAGGTGCTGGGAGGGTTTTTCTGTATTAACCGGACGGGAAAGCTGGAGCTGAGGAAATATAGGAATGTATCTGTGATGACGGTGTCCGACAGGCAGCGGTTTTCTAGCAGCTTTTCGGATTTTATTACCCGGTATACGGCAGTCAGTTCCACAAATGTCAAGACGCAGACCGCAGAGTATTATGCGTTGGAGACAGATGATGGGCTTACCATGAACCTGGGCGTAAATCCGCTTTTGCAGTTTGGTTTGGAGGAGACGAGGAAGGCACTGCTGGAAAATATCCTGTCTGATTTATCCGTCATCCGCTATGTTCCGTTTGATTCGGATACCATCGGGAATCCGGCATTGGATTTGGGGGATGTACTGGTGTTCTCCGGCGGCCATGCGGATGAAACGCAGTTAGCCTGTGTGACTGGATATCAGGTTAAAATTAATGGGAAGCATTCTTTGAAATGTGTGGGGAAGAATCCCAGGCTGGCACAGGCCAAATCGAAGAATGACAAGAACCTCTCCGGACTGCTGAATCAGATTGAAGCGGGGAAGATAGGGATTCACACGTTTACCAATGCATCAGACTATACAGTGAATGAGACGGATGTGAAGATTATCAGCATTGAGTTTGCGGCGGCAGAGGAGACGCATGTACAGTTTTTTGCGATTGTGCTGGTGGATGTGTCGGCAGATGCGGCGGTACAGGCAGGAACGGCGAAGGGAACGGTTGTTGTCCCGGTTCCGTCTGTGGCTGAGGATGGGACGGAAACTACGGTAAATGTCAGCGTGGAAGCGGAACTGCCAGTTACGGTTCCTGCGGATGGGAGGGCCGTGGCGCGTGTAAGGTATGTGTTCAACGATGAAGAGATTCTGACCCATTATCCGGCGGAGACTTGGGGGAGTGGGAAGCATGTGCTGCCTTTGTATTATCCTATTGAGGAACTGATTCCCAACTTTATGAACACGTTTCAGGTATTCCTTCGCTTGGAGCGCGGCAGCGGACAGATTGATACCGGGGGATGTATCGCTTCAATCAGCGGACAGGGCATGGCAGCGGCTCCGGCATGGGATGGGAAGATTGTATTGGAGGAAACGGTCTCTGCGTTCCGGGTTGGCGCAGGATTGGGTGTCAGAGGGTTTGCGGAGACAGTTGGAATTGATACCATGGAGCTTGTACAGAGGCAGATGGCAGACAGCATGGGGCGGATTCCAGTAGGCGCGTTTGGATGTCCGGTAGATTTGAGTTAAGGAGGGCGTTATGAGGCTGACGGGAACGATGAGGATTGAACTTACGGATGTGAATACCGGGGAGGTCACAGCGGTGACGGAGGAAAATATGGTGACGGATGCGGTGAATCATATTCTGGGGCTGAATCCCATGGGGGTATTTTACGAAATCGGGGAGAGTATTGACGGGGTGAAATGGCAGGAGGTATTACTTCCGGTTTGCCCTAACATGATTGGGGGGATTCTGCTGTTTTCCAAGGTACTGGAGGAAAGGGCGGACAATATTTATTCCCTGTCGGATAACTTGCCAGTGGCTTATGCGTCAAATAATGTGAATTCCACGGCGAATGTGGCGAGGGGAAGCATGAACCTGACGGAGAGCAAGAAGCTGGACAATGGATACAAGTTTGTGTGGGAGTTCACGCCGAGCCAGGGGAACGGTACCATTGCGGCGGCTGCCCTGACCAGCGCCCAGGGCGGGGCGAATGCTTATGGGAGCCTGGTGAATGACAGTTCCACATTCCTGCAGATTAAAAGCATCAAGCTGGATGGGATGGCTATGGCGCGGGAGCTGGTGCTGTTTGAGACGGTGGAGGTGGATTTTGAAAGGAATCTGCTGTATTCCATCACATATCAGGA